TGGCGCTGGAATGTTCCCATTCAAAATAGCTTTTCGTTTATCTTCTACAAGTTGACGTTCACTAGGTTTAACGGCTTGGTAAAAAGGAAGATTTAAATCAGGAGCAGTCAATGCTTTCTGTTGCTGTTCTTTTAACTTTAACCCTTTTAAATAGTCTTCTCCAAACTTTTTATCTTTTTCAGATTTAGTGCCAAACTCAGGAATAATACCTTTTTTAAAGAACGCACCTAATGCGCTTTCTGGCTCTTCTTCCACAACTTGGTTTTCGTTCGGGTTTAATTTAGGGTCTCCAAAAGCAACAACACCACCACCAGCTAAACTAACAATACCTTCACCCATCTTATTATTTAAACCAGCCATTACTTGGCCTACAGTTTTATCTTTAAGTTGTGGGTTTGCCTTTAACACTTGAGCGGAAACCGCTTCGTTCATAGGAGTTTTAGGATCCATATTCAAAAGGTCTTTAGCGCCTTTTAAACCAAAGAAATGAGATGCATAAACTTCACCATAAGTTGGATTACGTCCTAAAGCACCTTTAAGACCTTCAGCGTTTTGACGAACAAACTTAGCGCCTAACTCTGCATTCTTTTCTGGGTCAAATTGCTCGCCCGCTTTACCGCCCATACCTTTCCATGTGGAGTCAGTAAATTGGAAAAGACCTTTAGCAGTACTGTTTGGGTTTGCCGCCGATGACTTATACCCGCTTTCAATACCAGCAATTTTATTTAATAACTCTGGTGGTAGTTTGTTTTCTCTTGCTTTAGCGGCAAGCATATCTTTAATACCAAAACCACCTTTAGATTCTGGGTTTATTCCTACACCTCTGTTTTCAGTTTCACTTTTTTGAGGTTCGCTTTTTCTAACAGGCATAGCTGCCACAATACCTTCAGGCATTTCTTCGTCATCTAATTCAGAGTCAGAGTCATCAGTAATACCCGCCATGTATTTTGCTAATAAGGCAGAATCTTGCTCATTCATACCACCATATTCTTCATCTTCATCTTGTTCATTTGCAAGACCGCCATCATCAAAAGCAACAATGCCACCGCCAGCCATTTCAGTTGGAAGATTACTAGGGGCTGCGTCAATTCCATGTTGTGATGCTTCAGCCATAACTTGTTGAGCAATTGGAGGTTGTGCTGGTTGTTGTGGCGCTGCAGCAGCTTTTTGCTGTTTTAACTTATCTTGAAGTAATGGAACACCCACATATGCAGGGATAATACCGTCTTGAATTGACTTTTGCAGTTGTGGGATAGACAGTTTTTCAGCGTCCGCCATACGGCTCATTAAGCTACCAATCATATTTATTCCTTAACTAGTCTTATTCATAGCGTTATATAGACCCAAACCAGCAATACCAGCCGTACCTAAACCAGCAACTTGAGATACTGAACTTGGAGCCGCTTGGTAGGCTTGGGTAGTTGTAGCTTGCATTGGTAAACCACGAATTTGAGCATTCATAAACGCAAGTTGTTGCATTGGGTACTGCTGCTGCATAGCGTAGTTGTTAATAGCGTTATTAATAATATCTTGCTGTTGTTGAGTCTGAGCAGCGCCAATAGTATTTTGGGCATTAAGAATATTTTGCTGCGCATTAAGTTGTTGACCACCAATACCCGCCAACGCGTTTGCGCCTTGAATACCAGCTTGAGCACCTTGTAAACCTAAACCAGCACCAAACTGTTGGGCTTGCTGTGCTTGTTGGAATGCTTGGTTATATCCTTGACCAATAGCCTGTTGTTTAGCCATTAAAGCATTGCGTTGGTTTTCAGATGCCATTAATGCTTCACGAGAACCGCCAAAGGCTCCAGCAGAAGTAGCCGCAGATTGTTCGGCAGTGCCTTTAATATCTGCTTGGCGTTGAATTTCAGCAAGTTGTGGATTTAATGAGTTCTGAACATACGGGTTCATAAATGCTTGGGTAGCATATGGGTTTGTAGCCATAGCGTTGTATTGATTACCAGCGTTTAAAGCTTGACCCGTACCCTGCATAGCACCGGCAGTGGCAGCCCCGTATTGACCCGGCATGGAAAGATTAGCTACCCCTTGTTGAGCGTGTTGTTGCAGTGGGCTAAATCCAGCTACATAGTCTTGTGGGTTACTACTATATGGTTGGTATGCTTTTAAACTTGTTGCATTGCCTGCATCATCGTAGTTATAGATTTGTTGTTGAGTAGTACCCAACATGGTTTCCACATAGGGACGAGCGTATTCTGGAATATTAGATGTGTTTGTAGTTTGCTGCGTAGGAGCAGCTTGCCCTCCACCACCAGAGCCACCGCCACCAGTACGTGCAACGCCGCCATCGGCAAGCAATTTTTGTTTGTATCTTAGAATACTCATATTTTAGCCTCTACAATTTTGTAGCGTTCCTTTAATCCAAATTTAGCATACAGCCTAGCTGCTGAATCTCTAGCTGCACCTCTTACTCTTGTAGCGCCATTACTTCTTAATATGGCACAAAACTCTTCATATGTTGCCTTACTGCAAATCAACTTCCCTGCCATAAAATTAACATAGCCAGCCCTATAATTAGGGAAGTTAACAAAACTAACCCCAGCTGCCCCAAGTATTTTATTACTTTCATTTACCGCCACAATTAATAACCATTGTCCTGTATTTAGATATAGTCTTATTTGATCTATCGTATAATCCCCGCCATTAAAAGGTATTGTGGATTCAACGTATTTTTCTATAAATCCCCATGTTTGGTCTACATTAGCCAAGGGCACGTATTTAATTGATATGGTCATTTTATTGGCAGGTAGCCTCCAGCTGCTATTTGTTTACCTTGTTTCTTTGTGCCGGTACGAGCTTTACGTACTTTGTCCATCATTTTATATAAATGCTTTGCACCAGCATCGGTAGACCCATTACCTAGATGAGATACTACATCGGCAGGTACTACAAATTCACCATCGGCAAGGCGGGCAGGTTGTTTATTTGCAATGGTAGCTTGGATACTATCACTCATTCCATCGCCACGACCTTTTAAAAGTCCTGCAATACCACCAGCAGCATATTTTAAGTCTCTCGGCATCAAACCACCAGCTTTACCTCCACCCCCATCCACTGCATAAACTGTTGGCTGCGCCGCTGCATTTGCTGCTTCCGCTGCAGCTGCTTCCGCTGCAATTCTATCTTGTTCCGCTTGCCACATTGGGGTGTGGGGAATATATAGCGGGTTAAGAGAAGATACATTTGGCATCGGTGTTCTTGTTGGGGTTGGAATTGCCCCCATAGGGTAAGGGTTGTTGTTTGCTAATGCGGTTTGAGGCGCTTGTGAAGGTGCCATTTGTGTTGGTTGAAACCCATAGCTTTCATACTGTGGTTTGTAGATGTGACTAGCAGTATCCCCACCTTCCGCTAATTGAGCAATCCCGCCTCTAGCCATATGAGTAGTTGGTTCCCCAGTCAGTGGATTAGTAGCTGGGTCGTAGCCAGCCATAGTACTTTGCATACTCATTGGCATTTGTGGAGATGATGCATATTGGGTTTTATCTATTTGACTACCCGGATACATACCGCCAGCAGTAAAGTTTTTGTCTTGAGGCAATTGAGTAATACCACCAGCAGCGTAACGAGGGCTAGCATAACCAGAATAGTTTGGTCTATATACGTTGCTTACTGGGGCATTGGCTTTATAGACTCTTGGGTCATACTTTAAATTATTTAGCGGGCCGTTATATTTTTCAGCTGCTGGAACACCATATCTGTTTCTATCTTGGTTCATCATGCTATTTAAAGCGTATAAACCACCACCCAACATTAATTGGTTTTGAGACGGTAAGAAATCAGAAATTCCTTTTGATGCAGGTATATCGCCCGGATATTTAAACCCTTCTTGACTAGCTTGCATTGGGTCATAAGGAGTATTTGGGATTGCAGCCCTATCGTACATACCGGGATTGTTAGCAATTTGCTCAAAAGATTGAGCGCCGCTAGGTTCAAATGGGGTGTTTACAGGAGCAGATTCAAAGCCGGGTGGTAATGGGTTATTAGGCACCATTTGTTCTGGTCTTGCATTTGCAATTTGATTTACTAATTCTTGTTGAGATTGAAAACTTCCAACGTCAGAGGTAGCTGGACCTGTAGCGTACTGAGTGCCATATTGCGTACTTGCATTAGCTAACTGAGAGTTACCCGCATTTTGTATGGCGGCTTGCCTAGCAGCTTCTTGAGCAGCTTGAGATGAAGCTTCAGGGGCTCCAAACGTATAAAGATTTTCCACCATATAAGGGGATGCAGCTTCGGCAGTCTCAACGGCAGTGCCAGCTAAACCAGCCTCATATGCAGTGGCACCAGTATATCCAGCTTCAGCGGCGCCAGCGGCAACACCTGTTTCAGCAGCAGCACCACCTTCAATAGCTTCTAATAATAAAGGTACGGCGGCGGCTTCCTCTGCACCAGAAAAAGGTGTGCGTTTTCCATCATACCATCCATGATGTTTATTGAAATAGCGTAAAATGCTCATAGAGGCCTCTTAAAAGGGAATTGGGTTGATTTTAACATTAATATAGCGCCGATACAAAACCAATTGTGGCGATTAAAGAAGCGGTTGATGGATAAGCTGGGCTGGTGCTTTTGGGGAATGCCGTCAGTGTTACGTTAGTTGCATCTGAAACTAGCCAAAATATCTCTACATAATCACCGGCATTTAGATTTATATAGAAATTCCAGCCAACAATCATATTATTAGCCACGCCAGCACTTTTTCTTGCTAGCATACCAATCTGCCCAGTAGAGCCAGACACATCTACCCCATTAATTCTTAGCCATACATAGGCGGTTTCAGAAGCATTGGCAAGGTTTGAGAACTGTCCAGACCATTGAAGGTTATAAGTTCCTGCTACATTAGCTACTATTTTAGAAGTTACTCTGCCTAATAAAGTAGCACTAGCAATAGTGCCAGAAGTACTAACAGAATAAGTTCCTACCCCACCAGCCGTGCCAGTAAGTTGATTAGTTATAGAAATTCCATAGGCGGTAATTGTGGTAGAGGTAAGACTTTGTAGAGTGCCGTCTGGGATGTTAACTAAATATGTACCAGTGCTTCCTGTACCAGTAATAAATGCAGCAATTCTAGCCCCAGTTACAAGCCCAGCACCATCTACAAGATATTGACCAACTGCCAAAGTACCAGAGCTAACCGCCGTTACAGTCATTACATTATCTGTAATACTTGCTGTAAATACTGCACTTGCCCAACCGGTACCTATAATGTGCATCCCGTTATAAATATAGCCAGAAGTCAAAGCAGAAACTGTTAAAGTACTACCTGATCTTGATCCTGTAAAATTAGCGGTTTGGTCACTTAAATTAAATTGGTTAGCGTAGTCAATCTGAGTATACGACATCGGTGTTTGGTATGTAACCGAAGATTTTTGGGTTGTATTGTCTTGAAAAGACGCGCTAGGAAACTTTAAATATGCACCACCTGAGCTACTTGTAAATGGCTGGGCAAAGTTATCAATCTGGTTAAAGTAAAGACGCAAAGCATTTAATAGCTGGTCTTGATAAGATTGTGCGTATTCAACCGGACCAATAGGTAAGTTAGGTGCTTTTGGTGGAGTTAACGCAAACGTCTTTAAATCTGTAAGCATTATCTACGTCCGTCTGGTCTAATATCCATACGAGGGCTACCCAACTGCCAAGCTGTACCCGTACCAGTAGACTCAATCCTAAATGCCATTTGGCGACCACGCAGACGAGTATAGACCTGTCCAGTAAACTGTTGGATGTTATAGACGTTTACTGTACCATAGTTGTCCGCACTAACAACCGCTGGATTATCCGCCACACCATATGCTGTACCTGAGTTTTGACGGGGTTTAATTGTCATTGTGACTTGCGGATTGTTTACGTTTGAGCCGTTAAAGTTGACGTCAGGCAGTATGCGCCATACAAATCCAAAGTTATGTCCATCCCCAATATCAAAGTCCGAAGATTGAATATACGCATTAATTGCCACAGGAACACCACTAGCTACGTCATCAACAGCACTCTCATGGGTAAGCAATCTGTTATTGTAATCGGCAGCAATTGGGTACTGGTTAATACCTGAATCTATCCAAGCAGAGCGAGCCATTGTGCCGTAGTACCAAACACGATCTAAGTAGTTATAAATGACATAGCGGTTAATTGTTGTGCCACCAGCTGAAGTACTTACATAGAACCACCAAACTTCGTTGTAGCCCTCGTTAGCACCGGCAAAGATTTGATATGCTTGGTCTTGATTAATATCTTCAAAAATGTACTGACGAATTGAACAAGGTAAGGTTTCTACACGACCAGAATACATATAGAATTTCTCGCGCCCCATCCAATAGGTAACGTTATTTACTGTAATCATGCAGTTAGGTGAAATGGTGCTAATGTTATCCATCAATACTTGGAAACCCCAAACATACGGAGCGCCTAAATACTGCATAGAATAAATAGCAGAGTCGGTCCACACTAAAATCTCTTGGCGGGTTGCACGAGCGCCCATAATATAAGAGCCGTTAGATAACGCAAACTCGCCTGATTGATTTGTTACAGCCGGCACCCATTGGTATGGATTGTCTTGGTCTGACCAACGTACCAGCATTGGGTTAAACGTGCTATCCGCATTAGTAGGGTCGTATCCATTAGCGCCAAAAGCAATAATAAACCGCTGAATAGCAGAAGAAATAACTTGGTTTGTATTATTAGGTACAAAATTGCCGTTGTATCCCGCCGCAGTAGCTTGAGTCTCTAATGATTGTGCTCTAACAGTAAGTCCGCCAGCGGTTGAGTCTGGGTATGTGCCTCCGGCAGGAATCCAATAATAAATAGGTCCGCCACGAGGGGCAATAAAAAGCTCTTGTCCGTAGTTGTCGTTAGTCCAAAGACGAAGTTCTGTTTGAGTAGTATAGGAATACGGAGTACCCCAACCGCCATAACCCCAAGGACCAGCACCCCAACCACCACCAACAACGGAAAAGTTAAGGCCGGCTGGGTATTCATATTTAATAGTTACTGTAGCGCCGCCACCTGTTGCTTGAGAAGTTGATACGGTTGCTGCTTTAATTACATAAGTTGTTCCAGCAGGACCTGACGATTGCACTACCTCATACTCACCGCTAACCGTAATGCCACCCACTGCGCTGGCTCCAGATACAATAATGTAATCCCCTACACCCGCATTTGGACTTAGTGTGGCATCTGTAACCGTAACCATATAAGAGCCAACGTTAGCTCCAGTTGAATGCGCAGCTGCAGTAGTGCCGTTGTATCCACGAACCAAACCAAGCAAATCACTACCAGACTTAGAGGTATACAAAATCTCCTCGGAATCAATCTTAATAACGCCTTGTGCAGTAAAGTTTGTGGATGAAGTTAGGGTAAGGGAGGTTGCAGTAGCAGTAATACCGCCGTTAAGCGTGGTAAATGCAGTAGTAAATGGGTTTGCTAATACCGATGTTTTATAGATAGGGGTAATGTCGTTGTAAGCGCCGCCTTGTGCAACGTAGTATTTAACGCTTGTGCCAACACCTAAAAAATTAGTTTTGGCTAAAGATGTCCAGCCCCATAATGAACGGCAAGTACCTAAATATGTGTTTGAAGAAAACTGTGACCAACCGCCAATTTTTTCAGGAAAGCCAGAACGAAAACGAACTTTATCTCCGTCATACCAACCACCCTCGTTTGAGTAATCAGTACCTTCACGGTTAAGACCGGGTCTAAATTGTATCTTCTGTAATGGCATGGTTTACCCTAGTGCTTGCGCTGCTTTGGTTGTTTTAGCAATTCTATCATCTAGGCCTAAAGTTCCACCATTAATACGCTTTGTAATTTGACCATGCTCTTGTTGGTCGGCAAGTTCGTTTAATCCTTTTTTGTTCCAGAACCAACCCGCAGACATAGCAGCGTAATGAGGCTCAACCAAAAGAGTAGGTTCATTAATAAGGTCAACGCCAATTGCACTTCCACATCGCTCATAGTTTTCCTTGCCAGTAAGCTGGATTAAACCCCTGCCTAAATATTTGGCAGCCTCTTCCTCACTAGTATTACCAAGGCGTCCGTTGTAAACCTTACCTGCAATCTTAGCTGGTTGACGTGCGTATTGATCTGCTACTTCTTTAGTTGGAAACCGACTAGGCCAAGTCTTCATTAGACCCTCGGCGCTGTAGTTTAAGTTTTCTTGCAAGATTTTAAAATTAGCAGACTCATGAGCACACTGACCAATAAACGCTGCTTGACGCTTTGGTGTATTAATGTCATATTTATCAAAAGCAACCTGCAAAGGCTCCTCCCATTTTGGGTCTATACCCAGTGTCACAAGGGCATTACTTAGACTCATTTTTACCTTTTTTCATATCCATGATTTTTTCAAGGGTACGTCCGCCAAAATAAAATGACATAATCAACATACCCCATTGACCAAGTAGCTCTACATAGTTATTATTTACTTCTATGTCCCAAGCAGACATCATTGCAAAAGCAGAATAAACAAATAGGATAAATACTAATGTTCCCGGACGAATATTTTTCGATAGCCAACTATCTGAGCTCATATCTGCTTCTTGTCGCTTGGTCAATTCTTGAACTTCTGCCGTATCAGCTGCTAACTCTGCTAGCCTTCCTTGTTGTTGTAGTTCTACCAATTTGGCTTGTGCTTCGGCTTTTGCAACTGGGTCGGGGATAACCTTATCCAGTATTTTCATCCCTACGCTAATAATGTCATCTATTCCAAACATATCTACCCCTTATAACCCCAAGTTAAATACCAAGCAATTACGGCTGCTGCCGCAAAGCAATAAAACTGTACCCGCCTAACTGCTTTTAAATCATGCTGGTATTCTTCGTTGTCTTTGCGTTCCATATTTTCAATATCCAGCTTAATCTTTAAAACCGCTTCCCACTCTTTAGCGCCGTACTTCTTTACAAAATCTATCTTTAATTTAGCTTCTTCATCTGAAATTTGCTTCTTATGTTTCCATGACTCTAAAGCTTTTATTAACGCTTTTTCTTTTTTAAACTCTGCTTCTCGTCTTGCTCTTATACGGTCATTGGCTTGCTTCTGGGCTACTTCTGTTGCATCGTGTTGTGCAGCTTCAATACTTTTAGATAATCCTTTACTGGCCTCCCGACTCGCATCAAGACTGCCGCTAAGAGTTTTTACTCCTTCGGATAAGCCATAGGGGTCCACCATGGTTCACTTTATTTCGCCTTCTTTGCACGAGCAGTTCTAGCAGCGGTTTTAGCAACAGTAGCCTTAGACGGTAACGCTCTTGTCTTTCTTACTCTTGGCTTAGGTTTTTCTACTTCTTCTGGGAAAGGCCAAACGGCTTTAAATTCAGATTTAACTACACCAACTTCTACGTCAATCTTTGGCATATAGCCAAGCTTATCAAATAACCAAGAAACAATAAACATATTAACCCTCGTATAAAACGTTAATATTGCCAGCGTCAAATGTGGCTGTACCGCCAACAGTAGTAATTCTTACTCTGTCTAAAGTTGCACCAAGACTTAATGAACCGCCACCAACATAAGCATAAGCGGCATCACTTGTTCCACCAGCAAAAGAAGCAACCCAAATATTTGAACCTAAAGTAGTTATAGTCATTATTCCACTCATCATTGCGGCATTACTTAATTGACTAGCCACTCCAAATCCAGCCGTAGGGTTTGCCCCAATAAGAGTTCCAGCACCAGCATAACAAATTCCTGATTTATATCCACTTGTTGTAAAAGTGGTTGAACCTATTTGCACAATCATTGTTTGTGATGCTGAGTTTTGGGAAACTTCATTAAACATTATAGTAATTTTTTTAACCCAACTAGGGATGCTAGTAAAGTCAACTGTTGTTCCACTAGCTAATGGGCTTGCCGCACCGCCATTTATAGTCATTAATGTGGGAGATACGGTCATCCCCGCTTGTACTTGAGTTAATGCCATGATTAGCCTTCGTATAAAATGTTAATTGAACCTGCATCAAAAGTGTCTGTGCCGTTTACTGTAGTGATGCGAAGCTGTGTAACAACACCGCCAATAGCACCATCACCGCCACCATAAGCTAAAGCATCAGTTGCTCTTTTCCCAGTTCCAGCATATACCCAATTTGTAGAAGTAATATTGGTAAATACAGAAATTCCTGAAAAAGTATTGGATGCGGCTGTTTGTGAATTTATTAAAAATCCAGCAGTTGATGAGACAGTTGTGCCACCTTGGTTTGCCGCAGTAGAGTTATATCCACTTGAAACAATGCCACCACTTGTACCTAATTGCACAAGAGTGTTGCTTGTTCCGCTAACTGAAACACCGTTAAACATAACAGTAATTCTTTTAACCCAAGATGGAATGCCAGTAAAATCAATGCTTGTACCACTTGTAGAGGCTACGGCAGTACCGCTAGTAATAAAGTTTCCTGGGGATTGAACGTGTCCTCCAGCTGCCGCTAAGTTAGATGCTTGTGTCATTATGAGTCCTTATTCGTACAAGATGTTTACAGAGCCAGCGTCAAATGTATCTGAACCTGTTGTGGTAATTGCTAATTGAGTTACAGTTCCACCAATCGCACCATAGCCAGCACAAGCACATATTGGGTTTACAGTTCCGTCTCTAGCTGTGTTTCCTGATGCTACCCATGTATTGCTACCAAATAAATTAATTGAAAGCACTCCGCTAGTTGTTTGTGCGGCAGTTATAGCGCCTGTAACCAAAAATCCTGCTGTGGATGTAGGGGTTGATCCAGTAGAAGTTCCACTGACATAACCGCTTGAAACAAGGCCGCCTGAAGTACCTAATTGAATTAAAAGGTTTGCTGTTCCTGAAGTAGATACACCATTAAGCATCACAGTAATACGCTTAACCCAAGACGGAATGGTAGTGCTAATAGGTACAGAAGTTCCACTTGTAGTAGGTACAGAAGTTCCGCTAGTAATTAAGCTTGTACCAGCTGTATATGTACCGCTAATTGTTGGGCTTGTAATTGTTGGCGTTGTCAGCGTTGGGCTAGTCTGAATATATGTAGAAGTTACTGCACCTGCTGTTGCTGGGATAGCGCCGATTACGGTAGAGATATAGAAAGACTCAACAGCTACCAATTCACCAGCAATACAGGCGGTTCCTAAAGTTACGGTAGTTCCGTTTGTTGCAGTATAGTCGGCAGAGCCTAGTAAAACACCGTTACGGTAGACGTTAATATATCCTGCGTTATAAGAAGCTGGAGTAAATACAGTTTGTCCTGCGGTTGCGGTAATTTCAGTTACTGTGCGGTATGCGGCAGTTGTAATGTTTGAGGCTGGAACGCCGAGATAACGAACAGAGATATTGCCTGTACCTGATGGTGGTGCGCCTGTAAATGTCAGGGTTGTACCAGATACACCGTATGTGCTTGGATCTTGCAAAACACCGCTAACTGCAACCAAAATAGAAGCAGGGTTAGCCGGCGCTGCGGATAAAGTAAAAGCAACTTGCGAACCTGTACCGCTAAATTGGTCGGTTAAAAAAGCTACCGAGGTGGGTTGATTTCCTATGTATGACATTGCCTGTCCTTATTCGTACAAGATGTTGATTGAACCAGCATCAAATGTGTCTGTGCCGTTTACAGTAGTAATGCGTACTCGGTCTAAAGTACCGCCAAGAGTCAAGCCACCACAAGTTAAATAGCCGTTTGAGTTGTTGCTACTGCCAATCATGCCTTGCATTGACCAAGCATTTGAACCTAAAGTTGAAATAGTATAAAGGCCTGAATTTATATCGCCTGCGGCAGAATTTCTAATAAGAAAACCTGCTGTTGAACTTGTACCTGCACCTGATGAACTTCCAAAAGACATCCCATAACTTATATAGCCTGATGAAGTAACGCTACCAGCACCAAGTTGAATAAGGTAATTTGAACTTCCGCTAGTAGAAACACCATTAAACATTACAGTAATGCGTTTTACCCAACTAGGTATGCTAGTAAAGTCAACAGTAGTTGGCCCGCTTGAAGATGGAAAGGGATTTGTTCCACCAGCGTTTACAGTACCGCTATTAATAATGCTGCCGCCAAGGGGAGATGTTAAGCCGTTATAGGCAATTGTACTTACTGGCATAATTAGCTCCCTGAGATTTCTAAGGCGATGATATTTGATTGACCACCAAGGTTGTTGTAGAAACCCGAACCATAAGCATAAATAGTGTATGTAGTTGCAGAAGTTGTTGCTGGTGAATCTAAATACATCATAGACAGCCCAGTAAATCCTAAAGCTCCATTATTTTCAGCCATTGCAAATGCGTTGTTTGTAGTACCGACAGCCAAATTAGTAGTATTGTTTCTATAAATTGTGCAATAAACATAACCACCAGCAGCGTATCGGACATCGCTAATTGAAGCCATAAGTAAAATCTTACTGTTTGTGCTTTGTGGGGTAATAGTTACAGATGTAAGCATTGACGCAAAACTGCCGCCCAATGTAATATTTCCAGCGTTATAAGTGCCTTGAGCAGCTTGAATTACTGTGTTCCCACTACCGTATAGAGATACTGACATAATATGTCCTTAGATTGCTACTAATTCTAGCGTTGAAGTTGCATCGGCAATAGCGGCACGACCAGATGCCAAAGAAGCTGTAAAGTCCTCATCAGATACTTCGTTGTCAATTGCTGCTAGGGTGTTTAATTGGCGCTTTTGGGCTTTCTCTACGGCAGCTGCATTAAATTGCTTTAACTTAAACGCACGAGCTTTTTCTAGGTTCACAGTAACTTTACCGTCAGCCAATTCCCAAGCGTCAAAAAACTGAGCATCTGCGCCTTGTGGTAGGTCGGCTGTGTTTACAATGATTGAGCCAGCAGGAGTATCTTTCTTTTGAACGTCTTGGATTGATAACTCGCCCGTTGGGATACACACTGATACACCACCGTTGTCGTTTGCATAAATAATTGCTTGTGTCATTTTATTTCCTTTAATTAACGATTTATTACTACACCAACAAATTCTGCATCAGTTTTGTTTGTACCATCATATGTTGTCTGAACTCGTACTGATGTAGTAGTCATAGAAAAGTCGCTTGCTGCCGCAGAGCCTACTGCTAACCATCTATATCCATTGCCACCTGTTGAAGTGCCTGCGCTACCTGCAACTGCATAATTGACATCAGGCATTGCGTTTGTAAAATTTACTGTGTAAGAACCAGTGCTATTTCTAGTAATACTTGAAACATTGTAAGAAGCTCTAATTATTGCGGTAACACCATTGAAATTAACCCAAGCCTTTGCAGAACCATTAATAACAGTTGTGGTTGGTACTGTTGCTCCAGCACCGTCTTGTATTGTATCGCTTACGAATGTACCTGCCATGATTTATCCTTAAGAACTAAATATTGCTACGCTAATTATTACCATATCCAATCCACTGCCAGAAGTTGCATCAGCTGCATATATTGCTAAACTTGATGTAGTAAATGCTTGTGTTGTAACAAGAAAATTTCTTCGGTTTGTATTGTCATCTAAATATGTACCACCAGTAACGGCAGAGTAATTAGCATTAGCCATTGCAGTCGTAAAAGTAATTGTGTAAACACCAGCCGAGGCTCTAGTTACAGAACTAACATTAAAAGATGAACGAATTGCTGCACTAGTTCCATTGAAATTTACCCATGCTTTAGCAATACCTAAATAAGCATTATTTGTAGTAAATAACCCAGTATCTGTATTAATTGTATTTGCGACTATTGTGCCAGCCATAATTTTTCCTTAGACCACAACAAAGCGTGAGCCAGTTGAGATAGTTAAAGTAACACCAGTATTGATTGTGTACGGACCAGCAACCTGACCGTTAATGCCAGCTACAAGCGTATAACTTGTAGTCAATGTGTTGCTATTGGTGTAAACCATATTAAACGGGTTTATTTGCGCTGTACCTACTGTTTGGGTAGTTGTACCTGTATACGATATAGTAGCAGTAGATAAGTAGCGAACATAGATGTTACTAGTACCAGAAGATGGTGCGCCCGTAAAAGTTAAAGCCGTACCAAGAACTGTGTATCCAGTATTAGGCTGCTGTGCTACGTTGTTAACAAATACCTCAATGTCATTAGGCGAGTTAACTGAGCGGCTTAAAGTAAAACCCGTTGTTGAGCCATTACCGTTAAAATAATCTGTGCCAGAAGTAAAGTTCTGACTTGTCGGCGTATTTCCAATATACATGGTTTACCCTTAAGTAATCAATAGAGCAGAAACAATAACATCGGCAGAAGAAGCCGCACTGGAAACCACATTAAACGTATCGCCAGTATTCATAACAATCTTGCCATCAGCACCAATAATAGCTAAAGAACTACCTACAGGAACAGTAGCGCCTTTAACAACATAAATGCTTTGATTACCAGTCATTGCTACGCTAGCCACAGTCTGTGCAGTATCAATAGTGTATGTACCAATACCGCCTGTACCAGAACCTAAAGCTGTAATCTTAGTACCGGCTGTTACTCCAGAACCTGCAACCGTCATGCCCACAGTTATAACCCCCGAAGTAACAACTGTTACAGTTAGTGTTGTTGATGACATAGACGCAGTAAACGAAGCATTAGCCCCAACATAAACATCCGCAGTAATTGGAGAGCTTGTAGTATTAGCAATTGTGCAGCCAATAACGGTGGTCTGGGTTGCCGCAGCAGCAGTCAATAGCGTGGAGGCAGATGTTCCAACTCCAGCTTTATAGTATCGGGTAAAAGTATTTGCCATTTAATTTCCTTAATTTTAGCCGCCTAATGCGATTGCAAATGCGACAGCTGATCCAGCAGGGTCCCACATAGGATTATATGCGTAAACTACGTTAGTTCCATTTACATAAAGCGGTACTGTTGTGCCAGCAGTTATAGTAATTCCTGTTCCTGCGGAAGTTTTTACTATGATGCTTTGAGTAGTGTTGTTGGCTACAACGTAATTCTTATAGATAGTCGGTACGGTTAGTGTTCTAGTAGCGGTTAAGCCGCCAATTGCAGAAGTAATAATATTTAAGTATAGAGCACGGCCCGGTTGTACCGTTACAGAATCCGTAATAGTGATTGTTTTATCAGCATCAGTTGTAAAGTCAACGCTTCCAGTACCAACAATTGCCTGTTCAAATACGTTAGAAAAGTTGTTGTCGGTGGTGACGCCCCATGTACCAGACTGCTCGCCGGTAGTGATGAGTTCAATTTTTAGGTTATCTGAAAATGTTGATGCCATAAACCACCTTTAATTTTGCGTATTGTCAATCTTTGTCCAGCCGGGCGCCTGTGTATTAGCTACATCAGCCCAAGCAGAACTCTGCGTATTGTTAACTGCCGACCAGCTTTGTGCCTGACTATTATCTATACTAGACCAACCTGAAGTTTGCAAATTATTAACCGCTCCCCAAACCACTGTTTGGTTGTTGTCTATTGTAGCCCAACCTTTAACAAAAGCAAAGGAGGCTAAGATTAAAGATTCGCTAATTATACCAATATAGTCTGTTTTTTGGGTATCTGAAGCCCCGGAAATTAACTCTTCAATGATGGAAACATACATACCTAATACGGCAGTATTGGCATCATCCGAAGTAAAGCCCTCTATAAAGCTAATAATAAAGGCATTAGAAATAGCTTCAAAGTCTTCTATTGTCATAGCCTCAACCACACTTTGGGCAAATTGGGCTGTTATTGCTTGGTCATTATCTAGGGTAGTTGGCTCCGTAATGCTCTGCGGGAAATTAGCTGTAACGGTATTGGCGTCATCTAGAGTAATGGGTTCTGTACGATCTTGGGTAAACGCAGACTGCTGGGTAGTGGAGTCTAAAACCGGGTCTATTGGTTCAGAACGGGTTTGCAGGGCAGCAAAATAAGGTACCAGTACATCCTCTATATCTATGTTTTCGGCTTTAGATGCGGCGAATGCGGCTGTAATCACCGCAGAATTTGCAGGGTTTAGGTTTTCAGCTAGGCTTTGTAAATAGGCAGAAAGCTGGGTACTTGAATCATCTAATGTAAAAGCTTCAGTTCTACTACCAAAATAGTTAACTCCAGCATCGTTTTCTACGGTTAAAACCGTTATGGGTTCGGTTTGGCTATATAAAAATGCTGATAATTGAGTGCTAGAATCGTCTGAATTTAAGTTTTCCGCCATTGTAGCGGTAAAAGCTGTCCCTGCTAATGAAGCAAATGGTACCTGAGCAAAGGATGAAATCCCAAACATTAGGCTGCCAAGAGTACCGATGCAACAGCATCTGCGGAAGAAGCCGTACCAGCCACCACAACCAAAGCATCAGAAGCAATTAGAACTACCCTATTTCCTTGAATAACCTCTAAAGCACCGCCAGCTGGGATTGTTGCCCCCTTAACCAAATAGTAGTTAACTGCCGAGCGGGTAAAGTAAACATCGCAAGTAATAGTGGCGGATGCCGCTGTATTAGAAACAATTAAGCTGGCAATAGCGGCAGTAGTAGCAGAAGCCACGGTAGTTAGGGTAGAACCGCTTGTGCTAACGTTTTTTGCTACGTAGGATGTATTTGTGTAAGTTGGCATGTTAACCCATCATAAAAGATAAAAAATATGCTTGGTCAAGGGAAGCTCCCGTATTTGCTGCAGAAGTCCAAGCAGTACCGTTAGAAGTTAGTATGTTTCCAGCTGTCCCCGGAGAAGTTAGTCCAGTACCGCCAGCTGCAGCAGGTAGTGTGCCGGCAGTTAATGCAGAAGCAGAAGTAGAGTAAAGAGCGTAGTTAGCCGCAGTAAATGTAGTTAAACCCGTACCGCCATAGCCAGAAGCTATAGTTGTACCGTTCCAAACTGCACTAGAAATGGCAGCGTTATTAAAGGTTGCGGTGCTGTTATTAAAATCGTACGAGCCGGGAAGGAAAGAATAAATACCAAACGTACCAGCAGAAGTTGAAATGTTTGTTGCACCTAACTGGACAGCACCCCCAGAAGGAATCGTGTCAATTACAGTACTAGCATTGTTTGTAATTGTTAAAACACCAGAAGAATTATTTACAAATAGAAAACTTTGTCCAAGCTGCAATGTTGTAGCATTGGGCATTTGAAAGGTGTGTGTAGTAGACCCCACTAATATTTGATTTCTTGCCGAGGCTACAGTTAAAATCGTTGTACCGCCAGATGCTGTTGTTGCAGCAAAACCCGCTACGTAGTTGTTAAAAACAATATTTTGGCTAGCATCTCTTAATACAACAGAACTAGCGCCAGATGAAGTAGTGACTCCTGTACCGCCATAAGCCACGGGGATAGTCGAGCCGTTCCAAGTACCAGAAGTAATTGTGCCTAAAGGCGATACGTTTCCAGAAGTATCCTCGTATATAGATGTGCTAGAAGGATATGTAACAAATACAGTAACTGTGCCGCTAAACGTAACTGCAGATCCTGAGTTACTAGAAGATAAAATTGTTGTGCGGGTTAAAGTTCCGCCTGTAGCATACGTGCCAAGACCTACTTCCCAATTACCAGAAGTGTCTGTAGCTCCATAATAAGTAGTATTACCATTGCCAACAACAGAGAAAGACTGATACCCTGTAACACTTCCGCTTAATGTAAAACTTACGGTTGTATTAGCAGTACCAGTCTGTTGGACTCGGTCATACAGCACTAGAGCCATTTAAAGCTCCTTAGCTTGTAGCAGTTGTGCTATATGTAACGCTTACAGTATCGCCAGCAGTAGTAGTTTTAGCAGTAGTGAAGTTGCCTTCAGAGTACAAAGTTCCGCCAGTATTACTTAAAGTTGAACTAGCACCAGAACCCGTTACTAAAAAGCATCCATATACTGTGCCACCAGCACCTGTAATAGTGTAAGTAATAGCAGTTGCAGATGAAGTCGTTACGTTAGACGGTGTAAGACCTGAAGAGTTAGCTGAACCAAATACGGCTGTACCACGAACTGCAGAGCCACCAACTGTGTAATTAACAAACTCGGTCCATGTTTTAGAAGTCATGGTGTCGGCTGCAGCGTATGTAGTGCTGTTACCAATTAAACCTAAGTATGGGCCAACTACTGAATAAGAAGAACCTTTTAACAGGGTATCAAGCATCAGCTGTTTACCAACAGCAACAACTAGGTTTGGAAACTTTTCAACCCATTTTAAATTGCCCTCCGCATCACGGCATTCAACGTGGTAAAAACCCTCAACACCCATTCCTTCTGGAATAGAAGCGTTGGCTTGCAGTGTCGCTATTGCGCTATCGCCGCAGCTTGCTAATTCTTTTTGCATAAAAACTCCTTAATTGGAAAAGCGAATAATAGCGTTAGCGGCATTATCCGTAGGAAACGTTATTGTAAAACTTGTTGCAGGCGTTTTATCCGCCCCAAAATCCAGAACTGCCACTGCTGCATTAGTTGTACTATTATAGATTAAAGCACCTCTAACAGTAAAGGAAGCTGGGTTCCAAGTTACTGTATTAAAAGACAAATACGCCGTATAGTCACTGCTTTGTGGTGGAATAACAGTAAGAGTTTGCCCACCAGCAGTATACCCAGTGCCCACCACTTCACCCGTAGTTGTATAAGTTAAGGTTGATTGGTTTAAGTCCGCATTAGCGGTATAAAGCGCAATTTTGTAAGTATAAGGCGTTCCAACCGCAAAGTTCTCTAAAGCACTTAAGCAGTTTTGTTTGAAAATTGTGCATTGACCTTGGGCAATTGTCATGGTTTAACTTGTCCAATTCTATATTGACCATCTCTATAAGCATCACCACGCTCAAGACCAGAACCAAGGCGGTTTAATTGAGCAACAGCTTCTTGATATTTAGTCTCGTAATAACCAATCAAATCCTGCTCACCCTTCATAAAGAGCATGGCTTCCCGCATAGCGCCGTAAAAAAGGACTGGGTCGTAGTTATCGCCAAGCCAGCTAGTACCAGACGCATTTGACACAGAAGCAACGGTTGCCGCAAATCCTGTTCCAGTAGAACCCAAAGAAGAGCAAGATAAACTATCACCAGCAATATAGAACTGACCACCAAACTTAAGGTTTACTGCGCTTACAGAACCACTAGAAACAACAATATCAGCTGTTGCGCCAGAACCAGAGCCACCAGTTAAAGACACGTTTTGATATGTACCGTTGGTATACCCCGTGCCAATAGATGGTATGGTTACACTTGCAACTTGACCTTGAACAATCGTTGGCGGGTAGTAAAAATAATGCATCTCAACGTTATAGTTGGCATCTGGTGTGGGTCCAAGAATAAAAGATAACTCGTTTATATCAGCGTATTGAGCCCCAAACAACGCATAGTATTTAGGCAATCCATTGTTAGCAGCGCTTGGGTTGGGGTAAGCTTCTCTAATAAAATTAACGTCTTTATTCAAAAGATAAGTGTAGTTCCCAGACCCGTCAATAACCGCTATTGAATAGGTAGCCAGATAGTCGCTTGGTGCAGATAAATACTTATTTGACGCTGTAAGAGTACCTGTTACGTTTTTGCGTAGCGCTGGAATTTGAACCGAGTTATATATACGTTCTTCAGCTTCTTGCACAAAAACAGGTATAGACGCTACAAAAAGCGACTCAGTATTCTCAGCATAAGCTTGGATATTGTTATATAACGTTTCGTAATTCATTCGGGTTTACCCTACTAGGCCATTGGCCCACGAGATGTGTAGCCTTTAGTTGCAGCGCCAGACCCACGTTGTTTAACGCCGTCAGTTTTAACTGCATCGTTTTGGCTTTTAAATACTTGGCTACCAAGAGACATCTTGATTGCGTCTACGTTATTGCCAGATTTAGCGACTGCATTTTTAGCTGTAGTCATAGATTTCCCATCCATAGTATGTGGTGCAGCATATGTAGAAGCAGGGCCTACTTCTTTCCCGCCTTTTTTCATAGAAAATTTAGCCATGATTAACGGCCTCTTTGAGCTGCTACTTTAGCCATATTACGACCCATAGACTTCATATTGGAATTTTTCTTTCCAACCGTGCCTTTGATAGGACCGTTCATTGTTTTTACGCTTGGGCCTAAATCACCCAAGTTTTTACCTTTTGTTTTGCCTTTGGATTCAATACCGTTGGCGCCTTTTTTGAATGTCATAATTTACTCCTAATTAACTGTTAATGTTACTGTACCTACTTGCCCTACTGCAATCAAGTAATTTGGCGTTAAAACCGTATCAAAACTACT